TTTTTATGCTGTGTGGGATAGTGCTTTGCACCTGTATCCAAAACCTGATGCTATTTACAGCATTACCGTGCGCGCGTACAGGAACCCTGTCTACACATGGTTGACCAACACATCTGAGGCAATTGACCTTGATGAATGGTTCCATGTATTGCTTGCCTACTTTGCTTTGGCTCGTGTTTATCAACGCCAAGAAGACCCAGAGCTTTCACAGATGTATATGCGTTCGTTTGAGGAAGGCGTAGCGATGGCTCGTCGTGACTTGATGAAGACTCCTAGCGCCCGTCCGTTGCTGTTGTCTGGTGGTAGACAATATCCAACAATGAAACGCTGGTTGCAAACCCTTGGTGCGACGTTAGGTAACTAATGGCACAAATTGTTCTTGAGCGTTACGACGATTTTACTGGCGGCTTAAATCTTCGTGCCGACCAGTTTTTGTTGGCCAGGAATGAATCGCCTGACATGTTGAACGTTGAAGTTGACCCTAGTGGTGGCGTGTTTAGCCGTGGTGCTATGCAAAGAATAAACAGTACCGCTGTGTCGGGTACTTGGGCTCCTGATAAGTTGCATGCGTTTTATGGTGCTGTGCCAACAATTATGTTGGCAAACAGCACAAAGGTTTATCGTTCTACCGGCGCAAACTTTTCCACTTTGCAGTTTTCGTTTGGCAATGACATTGCCACAACGAATGCGCATGGCGCATCGTTTTCTAATTGGGGCGACACTCTTTACATCAGCACAGGAGCTTCTGCAACGGCGGGATACAAGTGGAAAACAACGGACACATACGCAACAGCCTTAACCGCTTCTGGGCCTACCTGGCAAGCTTACGTAAGCCCTGTGGGCGGTTATATGCCCAAAGCCGAACACAACATTGTTCATGCCAACAAAATGTTCGTAGCCAATACAAGGGAAGATGGCGTAAATTACCCTGACCGATTGCGTTGGTCGCATGAGGGTTTGCCTGAGGATTGGATGGCAGATGACTTTATTGATTTTAAGGGTGGCGGTAGTGGCATCAACGGTTTGGCTGTTGTGCAAGGCCAATTGGTTATTTTTAAAACCAATGCAATCTATTTATTGGTTGGTACCGAATCTGACAATTTTAATGTTGTTGAACTAACAGCAACCCTTGGTTGCTCTAGCCGCAACAGCATCGCTGTTGCGGAACAAGGTGTGTTTTTTTACTCAACACCTGAAGGTTTGTTTTATTATGATGGTTCTGTTATCAAAGATGTTTTTGACCAATTGCGACCAATGGTTGATGACAAAGAATTGTCTACGTTAAGCACAGAACCTTTTAGCGTTTCTTACGTTAATCGCCGTGTTTGGTTGTCGTTGCCTTACGACCCTGATGGTTTGGCTACTGCCCCTACTGCTAGTTTTGTGTACGACCCAACTATTGGCGCCAAAGGCGCTTATATGAAGTTTGCCACCCATGACGGCAAAGGCGTCATTGGTGGCATTAACTAGACTGATTCAAATAACGAAAACTTAAGATTGTTTATTCACCCAACACAGGCATATGTGTTGAAGGTTGATATGTACGACGAAGAACAAGACAACATTAATGGCACACCAACCGGTTTTGTTTCGTTTTATCGCACGGGTTGGATTGATGGCAGAACTTATGCCCAAAAGAAAATGTTTCGTCGTCCAGATATAGCGTTCAAACAAGTTGACACACAACGCACAATCAACGTAAAGGTATTTCATAATTACGAAGAATCATCTGGCTCTGAACGTAAACAATTTAATGCTATTCTTGGTGCTTCTGGTGCTGGTATGCAATGGGGCGTAGATAACTGGGGTACAGGTTTGTGGGGCAAAAAATCTGTTGGTGTGCAAATTTTAAATGGTTCTAATCTTGGGTTTGCTCGTTCGGTGCAACTTTTGTTTACTGGACCGCTTTCTCAAGACTGGGGTTTTGACTCTATCGCTATTAAATACAACAACCGAAAGATGACTGGATAATGGCTCTTACAGTACCTTACTCATTTACCAATGGAACTATTGCTGAGGCTGGTGAAGTCAACAGCAACTTTACTGCTATCAAAACTTTTGTTGATGCGTTGCAAAACGGTACAGGTTTTGATGCTGGCGCTATCGGCACGACCGATATCGCCAACGATGCGGTTACTGCTGACAAACTTGCCGACACAGCTGTTACTCCTGGTTCGTACACAACTGCCGATATTACGGTGGATGCGCAAGGGCGCATCACCGCAGCAAGCAACGGTAGTAGTGGTGTTACTGGCGACAGCGACCAACTTGTGTTGGGTTCGCAGGTATTTGGCTAATGAGAACTTGGGCTAATCCGATTGTGAATGCTTTGAAGACAGATGACGCTGTTCCGTTGCAGCAAATCTTTTCTTCGTTGTCACAAGAGATTGGTCGCATGTATGAGGAAATTGAAAAGTTAAAAATTGAAGTTAATAAAAATGGTCGCAAAGATTATCAAAGGATTAGATAATGGCTTACAATCCAGCTGACTACGAAGCGCGTAGGCGCGGGTATACGCAGCAATATGGCGCAACAGGCGCCATGAATGCGTACGCCAATTTTCTTTCACAACAGCGTGGTACTCGCGAACGTCAAGGAATGACAGAGGAATACAACAAAGCACAGCCACGAGTTGTGTCGGGATATTCTCGCCGTGGAATGGTTGGTCCCAATGTTCGTTCTGGTTTGTTTGCGCGTGGTTTGCAAGATTTTGCAAAACAACGCGCTCGTAGTTTTTCAGAGTTTGACCAAAACCAACAAGAGCAACAACGAATGTACGACTTAACCGAAGCTCAACGTCTTGAGGCGTTTAGGAATCAATTAGCAGACATGGAAGCAGAAAAAGCAAATACTATTGCTGAGGCAGCTCGTCAGTTGTACCAGCGAAGAATGGGAGTCGTGTAATGGCCACAGCACAAGAAATTGCAAACGCAGAACGCCGTGCGTTAAACTTAGAGTCAAGCGGTCCCGTAACCAGGTTTGTTGTACCAAAAGATTCTGGCACAACAAACATAACTCGTGACGCTGGTCCTGCTGGTGCTTTTGGCCCAGGCAGTTTATACGGTTCAAGTGTGGCGGGTGGTTTGTCTCAACAATTTACACCAACACAAACAATGAATTTAGTAAAACCAGCCACGCTGTACGGAGGCACAACATCAACTGGTCCACAAACCACAATGGGTGGTTTTGAATCTTTGCTTGCAGGGTTGCTCGGCGGTAGTGGGAGTAAGGGTGTTAGCGCATCAGACGCGCTTGCTCGAGATAAGTTTAACTACGAAAAAGCAGTAGACGCAAGAAAAGCGTCTGGTTTGTCCGACTATTACACGGGCGGTTCTTACAACACAGGCTTTGATGCTTTATTGAAAATGATTGCAGACCAAGGCAAAGTAAGTGAGGCTGGAGTTACTGACGCATATGGCAGGGCGTTAACCAACATAGGCGAAGGCTACGATGTCGCTAAAGGACTTGGCGACCAAGGATATTCTGCCTTGAATGCGTATTTGGCAGCAAATCAAAACAATCCATATGCTGGAATGACCGCACAGGTTGGTACCGCGCCAGATGCTTTGACTGATTACTTGAGCGCTTATGGCGTATCCGACATGCCTGTGCAGGGGCAAATACAAGCAGACAGGTTGCAAGCACAACAAGGTGCTGCCAATTATCAAAACCTTATTAATACACTTGGTGCAATTGCAGAACAAGGTGCTGGTTCGCGTGGCGCAGAATCTCAAATGGCGCAGTTGTTGTTCAATACTGGTTTGGGTCAAGAACGTGCTAGTTATGCAAGTCAAGCAGAAAATGCGCGAGCCGCAGCGCTTGCGCAGTTGGCACAACAATTATTTGAGTCAAGGTTTGGTGTTGAACAGAATCGCAACACGTTGGCTCAACAGTTGGCTCAAACTGTTGCTGAACTAACGGGTGCTGCTCCAACCAGCAACAACAGCGGTAGTGGTAGTGGTAGTGGTGGTGGTGGCAATGCTCCATTACCTGGACAATTGGTGCAAACAGCAACTCCGCAAGAAATCCTTGCCAATCAATTAGCAAACCTTGCAGCCCCAGCACAGGCGCAAGGCAGCACGGCGCAGCAATTGCTTGACGAGCTTAATGCTCGTCGCGGCAGGTAACGAAAGGGCTTATAGACGTGGACTACCAGCAACTGTTGATGTTGCTGGCTTTGCTGAACGGCAAAGCTGGCGGGCAGATAACTGGCGCAGACCTTTCCAGAATTGAAGACCCAATTTTGGGTATTTTGACTGGAAGCTATACGCCACAACAAGACGCTGGACCAAATCTAAACGATTTGTCTTACGAAAAACGCCCAACTTGGGAATCGTTGCTTAATAACGAATACTACGACGAGAACTCTCTTGAGATGCGGATTGCCAGGTCTGTGTCGGACGGTGTTCCGTTGATGGAAATCAAAAAACAAATTCCGCAACTTCTTGCAGCTTCTGGTCAACCAGCTGGACCAAATGATACAACCACGCAGGACCTTATTAGTTTTGCAACAAAACTTGACAGCGAAAACCGCGACTATAACGTCGCGGTTAAAAAAGCAACCGCAGACAAAAATCAAAATTCTTGGTGGGCTAAGGCCGGCATATCTGACCCAAACTTGCAAGCTGACCCAGCACAGATTTTAAATCCACAACTTGAGCGACTTGCTCAAATGTACAAACCATTAACCGACCCAAACAAAACTGGTGGCTACATGGGTAGTGGTGGTAGATATATTGAAGGTGGCACACAACCAGATGCCGCAAAAGAGCTAACTGACAAAAAGCGAATTCAAGCAGATGTTCGTCAAGCTGCTGAATCCAAATTGCAAAATCGTTCAGATGTGCCATATGAGTACGGTGGCGCACCCGGGATAAGTGATTTATTCATTGGTATGGGCAGAGAATCAAATAGGGACTCAAGAAGTAAAAATTTAGGAGGAATACTTAGTGCGCTTTCTGGTGTTTCTTTTCTTCAAGGTGCCGGAAACGTTGCTGGAGATTTTATTTCAAGAACCGCACGAGATGTGTTTACCGACCCAGAAGGCAAAAAACAAAGGGCTAGAGAAGCGGCCTACATTGAAGACAAAGTTCGACAGGCA